CCAAAGAGCGCAGCCTGGTTGGAGCCTTTGTAGCGATCACTCACCGCCGGGGACTGCGATCCAGCAGAGCTGTACTGCTCCAAATAATCCACCGCATATTCCAGCAGAATAGGTGCATTGCCAACAGCCAACACATCCACCAGCACATATCGGACAGACTTATAAACGCTGTCATCCCCGAAATCCTCCCACACCGAGCACCACTGGCCATTCGTTGCCGCATTGTTTTCCACGGAAGAGATTGACCATAGGTTGGCATCAATGTTTGTCGCCGTGAATCGTTCACCTTGCACACCGCAGGCGCTCCAAACCTGGAGACCGCGATTGTAAATGATGGAAATGCTAGGCGTGGAGACCACCCGCGTGGTCTCAGGCGCAAGCAGGAAATGGCCAGATGGTAGACTGGCCATGGCGTTGAACTGGAAGGCGCCAGGCACTTGGCTATCGCTACCACGCACCGACCAAGCCTGCGCATCTATATGGTAAACCAGGCCACGGTTTGGGCTGCTCTGCCCGTCCGCCGGGTAATGACACCACCATTCCCGCTCCAATGGCGACCAGGCTGCGCAAGCACTGGCCAAAGCCGCTTCGTTAATCCTACGTGCTTCCCTGGCCACACGCGTATTCGGAGCCGACACCACCATGGACGACGGCGACCCGGACACGATGCGCACCCCATCCCCGGTGAGGAACATCACACCGACACCAGGCACGAGCGTAATGGTGTTCGTGGCCACGGTGCCCACATCCCTGGAAATCACCGAGACCCGGTAAAGGATGCCAGCCTGGTCGGGAACGATGGCATCAATCCCAAACTCTCGAAAGACCAGCAGGACTCCATAAAAGGGAACCAGCCCAGTGATATCGCCCGCGTTTGTATTGCCCAGGTTGTAGAAGTTAAAGGCGCCAAACTGTTCGGGCGCTCCTTCTTCGCTATACAAAATGCGCTGCTCATAATCGGCACCGCCCGCCATCCACACACGTCCATCCCACGAGGCGCCAAACCGCAAGGTTCCTGGAATGGATATGCTATCCGTCAAGGACGGAGCTGGAGAAACCAAGACGCTATCGGGCGCGATATCCATAAAATCGGTGGAGCTGTTTTCTGGAATCCTGGCCAAGAAAAAGTATTGAGCTTCCCCCTGCGCATCCAAACTCTTTAGGTTCTTTGTCCGGTACAGGCGCCGGGCGACGGTGCCAGCCGGGCCTCGAGGGATGGAGCGCAACAGCACACCATATCGGCCTTGTTCAGCCGCAGCATCGAACGACCACGCCGCAGACGCCGCAGCCGACAGCGGAGAGATTGACCCGGTCTCAGTCTCAAACGCCACCCGATACGTGTATCGGTTGACCTCGCTTCCATCGGTTGCCGCCTGCGCATCGCCCAAACCGCGAGGCGCCATGAGTTTTGCCGCCGTGGTTCCACTCTCGTTCCTGGTCGCAACCGTCGCATAATATGTCGGGTCAGGCGCGAAGACTTGTGGAGGCGCAGGCGCCGTAGTGAATCCAAACGGAGCCACGAGTTTGTCACCACGGAACCGCAGAAGAGTATCCGCCCCCATGATTATTAAGTCAGAACCGTGGTTGAAATATTGCGTGCCTGGTTCGGAGGGGAGCGGACGTTGCCGCCCCGTGGCCAACACCTGGCGAGCTGGAGCGGTAGTGGATGTGCCAGAGCTTAGACCGTGCTCATAAAGCAAAGAGCCGCCCTGCTCATATAGACAATACAGCTCGGCGCCGGATTGGCGAGACCACACCGCCAGGGAATACAGTGGATTGAAGTCTTCAGTAACCACCACGGTATAGCCAGGCGTTGGGTTGTATGGTTCCCAGCCCCTGTCATGCACCCAGGCGCCGCCCTCCTTATCCATGCGCATGTTTACTATGAGGGATGCCGCGCCCAGCTCGGCCACATACCGCTCATCCATCCCACCCGCTGCACGTTCCCGCATCTTGACGGTTTGCATGGTCAGCCCTCGTAGGTCAGCGTAAACTCAGAAGACCAATACTGCCGATCCCGATTGATTTGGAACTGGCCAAATTGCCACGCGGTATCGGTCTTGAACATCCGCCGCTTGAACTGTTCCACCGCCTTGGAATACCGACCCTCATAGAGCTGCGCAAGCGCGGTGTTGTTGCTCTTCAGAAACACATCGGCCAGCGCCCGATCTACAATGACCTGATGGAACGGCCAGGGCATCGACGGGGAATCGGTGTCATATACGAGAGGCGCAGGTTTGACCAGATACCGCAGCTCGGCGCGACGGAACTGGAGCGCCGGACGGTCTCGCCAGTTTTCATTCGTGGCCGGGTCAGCCTGGCTGTATTCCTGGTCGCTACCGTCTACCCGTGGCCACGGGCGAATCCGACGAATAGAACCATCATACTCCAGATATCGCTCATTGCCTGGATACAATCCCAGAACGTATTTCACAACCGCAGTGGACGCGGTGTCCAGAGCTGTGACGGGAATGTTCATGGTTGCCGTGGTATCGCTATTCAATACCGCGCCTTGAGTAATGGCCAGCCACCGAGGTTGGCCGAGTCTTTCACCCGTGGCATGGTTGAAATTTGCATTGAACCACAGCCGTTTCTTTAGCCCCTCGAGCGGTTCGGGTTGGCCCCGGGTTGTGTAGCTTGCAGGCCGCGCAGCAAACGGCACACCATCAAACGTGAAAAACGAGACCGTGGCCGCGTAGGTTGCAGACGGGTTCTGCGCATCTACCGGAACCTGCGCAATACTTGGCTCACTCAGCGCACCATAGGCGCCCGACGGAGATTCCAGACACCAGCACAGCTCGTAGTATTTGCCCTGTTCAAACGTTCCATCCGCCGTGGTTTCCACCTGGTTCCAGATAATGGACATGGTTTCGGCAGGAGGGATCACACGGGGAGGGATAGGGAAATACATTTGCGCGTAACTGTCGGTTCGATCTTCGCGCAGGCTGGCCATTTCTTCCGGACGGTTTGCGCAGCTCCACACCTTTTGGCCGAGCGTCAAAGCGCCAGGCGCATCCGGGATTGGAGTATCCCGCTGGCCCAGGTTGAGAATCTCCAGACAGTCGGACGGCAGCAGATAATATCGGTGCTTAATCTTCCACCCAGCAAATCCGGTGATGGTTGCAGGGGAAGCAGGAGGAGACCCGGCCACAGGATGCCGGATCGGTTCGGTGGTGACCAGCTCGGTTGTACTGTTCACCTGCAAAATCTCATAGTCTCTGCCGTGCAGCTCAATGATGTTTCCCACCAAAACCGAGCGCTGCGATACCAGCTCGTCAATCGGAGCCGAAAACGTGACCAGGCGTTGGCCATCGTTGGTGGTTGTGGTTTGGCCGTTCAGCCTCGAACTGGTCAAATCTGGATACAAATCCATGTAGACCAGGCGTTGACTGAACGGCCACACGGTCTCGTTCCAAACATGCCGATATGCTTCGTTGAGCAGCTCGGTCATTTGGTCACGATACCGGGTCTCTGTCGGGTCGAAATCGGTCTTGTTTGCTACGCGTTCCCGCATTTCTTTTAGATTCACAATCCCTCCCCGACAGAGACAAACAACTTAGAACTGCTTGCGCACCATCATGGTAACCAAGCCGCCGCCCTCATTGTCGAGAGCCACACCCAGGACCCCAGCAGTTGCCGCAGCCACCGACAGGCTAGCCGTACCAGCAGCGCTAATAGGCCCGCACACAGGCTGGCCAGCCAGGACACCAGCTGCGCACTTGGCGCCAGTGACATAGCCAGAAATCACAACCTTGACGGTTTGGTTAGCGCTGGCAGATTCCAGCGCCACACCCATAGCGGACGCATTGCCCACGGTAGGAACGGCAGGCGCCGCCACCACATACGCAGCCTGCGCAGCCCCGGTCTTGCCAATGTCCCAGGCCACCACATCACCAGCAGCGATAGCGCCACCAGCCAAAAAGGTTTCCACCTGGCGACGGTGCATTTCAGCACCGCCAAGCGCGGTGCCATCGGCGTCAGTCGTTTCGAGGTACTGAATGATATCGTCTGTTGCCATTTGTCTTTTCCTCCTCAGAAGGTGTCAGCATCAACAAGCACACCCTGGCCACCCAGGTGACGCGCAGTGAGCTGGCATTTGTGGTAGATATGCGCAACGCGAGCCTGGTTGCCCTGGCCCATGACGAAATCGCCCGTGGCATAGTCGGCATCCGAATGAATGACCAGCTTGATTCCTGAGAAGTTCAGGAAGTAAGCCGAGAACTCATTGGTTCCGACAGCGGTGTTGATAGGCATATCGCTATCCTGCTCCACCATTGCACCAGCAAAGGCGAGCGCCATACGCCCAGCATCCAAGGTCTTTTCATCAATGTACCGCTCTTGCGCCTGGAGCTTCTTTTTGTAGTTGTTCATAAGCGCAAGACTGGCAATGATGACATTGATCTCACCCACGGGCGCAACGTTGTTGGCCGCAATGTAAATGTCATTCATTGCGCCCAGTCCATTGGTGCCGAAGGCGCTGGAAGCCGTTGCACGCTGGTTCTGCCAACCACGGGTATTCTGGTAGGTCAGTTTGGAAACGCCGCCAACGGTGTTGGTTTGAGAACCAGCGTCCAGGTTTTCAAGAAACCCGGTGGTGCTGGCCACGCCGTTCAGGGTGTTGAGGTTGAGCAGGACCGTGGAGTTGCCAGCGAGGATTTGCTTGTTGGTTTCACGGCGCAGGATGCCGAAAACGTTTTGGGTACGGGCTTCCAAGATCCGGACGATGGCCCGTTCTCCCCGGTTCTCCAGCTCTTCCTTGTGGGTGATAACCACGGGCGCGCTGAAATCAGTCCAGATGTAATCGGCGCCGCGCAGGGCATCGCGAACCGCGATGTTTGTTGGCTCGTATCCGGTCGGGTATTCGGTGATGGAACTGTGTTCCACGATGTTGAGGGGCTGAGTAACCTTGGTGCCGCCATCCTCATACTCGATACCGTTGAACTGTTTGGCAGCGGAGAGGAAAGCCGTCTTCTTATAGAGCTGATCCACATACTCATCCCGGATCGCCCGCAGGGTAGTGGACAGCAGATCATTTGTAATCGCCATTGATTTGCCTACTAGATGAAATGGTGTTGGTCGGTGTTCGGGAATCCGAGTCGAGCTGCGCCGGTAGTCCTGGAAGGAGTCGGCACCCCAACAATATCGGAACCGTCACCCCCCGTCTATTGTTTCCGCAATGATGCTGCGCGTTTGCCCGCAGCCTTGGCAGCTTCGCCGCGCTTTCTTTGTGCTGGACTAATCTCCCCCAGCGTGCGAGGCGTCTTGCTGGACACCCGCCGAGAGGGCCTGCAATATGTGGACCCGCGCTTGACAGCGCCACAAGGTTTGCCAGTCTTGGTATCCACCCACTTTTCTTTTTCCCACCTGCGCAGCGAGGCGCCATCTTCGCCTTTCTTTGTGGTGCCTTCAGACTTGCGACATTTGGCAATTGCTTGGCTTGCACGGGCAGATGGAAAGACTTTGTACTTCCGTTTGATCTTTTGGTAGCAGGCATCTTTTGGCATGGTTACCGCCTGGACTTTTCACCGCTACACCGCCACCGCTTGCGCGACAGCCGGAGCGGACTGTTGGGGTTTTTAGCAGCAGAGGGAAACTCTTTCATTTGTGCAGCGGATCGGGCGCAGTAGGCATCGCCTTTCTTTGTTCCTGGTTTCACGTCTGCACCCACAGCGCCATAGCGCACCACACGACGCCGCCCCGTTTCCGGGTCGGTGTAGACTTTCTTTCTTGCCTTTTTAGGCATACGCCCTCCAGAAAAAACGGCGACGGCATAGCCGCCAAGCAAAAGGAGCAAAGACCCGCAACCATGCCGCGCCGTTAACCCTGGCCATGCCCCCCCCGTTCGGCGGAAGCCTTGGCAGCTAGATAGGCATCCCACGCAGACCGGGGCGCATCCACCCGCCTGGTTGTACCAGACACTCGGCGCCCGGTGCTGGTTTGCGTGCGCAGCTCGGCAGCTCGGCGCCGCCGTTCCTGCTCTGCTTGTTCCGCAGCCAAGGTCGAGCGACGCGCACCGAGCTGGCCACGGGCAGCCCAGTAGGCTGTTTCCAGTTTCATATCTGGATTGTCTTGGAGCATGGACACGATGGAAGACTTCAGCTCTGCATCGTCCACCATATCTGGATGGTCCCGCCGAAAGGTTTCCAGCTCGGCGCGCCTTTGTTGGACGGCTAGATCTTCTTGCAAAGGCGCCACGAGCTTGGCCACCATAGCCGCCGCCCGCTGTTCCACCAGAGCAGACAGCCCCTCTTGAGACCACGGGTCAAAGCCCTCCGCCGTGGTTGGATCTTGCGTGGCTTGTTCTTGGATAGCCTTGGCCGCATCACTATTAGCAAAGACCGCCCGTTGACGTTGGAACTCAGCCCGTTCCGCCTCCAACGACCTGCGCAGCTCCGCAAGCTCTTGAGTCTTGCGGGTGTAGTCTGCCCGCATGTTTCCCATCAACCGTCTTCCATCTTCTGGAATCCTGGCCAGGATATCGGCGTAAGCAGGCAAGCCAGAATGTTCCTCATTCAGAAGGGGATCATCAATCTCCGCCCCGAAGAGCTGGCCAATATCATCCACGGGCTGCGCATCATCCACGGGCTGCGCATCATCCACGGGCTGCGCATCGTCCATCGTTGTTGGTTCCATGTTTGCTCCTTTAGTTTTGCTTTACATGCGAGCCATGAAAAGCGCGTCTACATCATCACCGCCAGGCTGCGCAGCAGGCGCCTGGTCTTCCATCGATTCGTTTTCCTGCTCTTCAATCTCTTCTTCCAACCACCGCCGGAACTGTTTGTCGGTCGCAGCCTTGCGAATCTTGCCAGCCAGATAGGTCAAATCCTGGTCGGTCTTGATGGTATCCAAATCGCAAGCCATCTCAGCATCCAACACGCTATCGTCCACCGCGTCGTTTACCGCATCCACGATATACAGGAGCTTGCGCATCAGATCTTCCCCCAAGGCGCCATCGGCCACCAGCTCGCCACTCACCTTGGCCGCTGCGCTATCCATATCGAAATGCGGCAGCATCGCCTCAACAGCACTGGCCAGGCGCTTGGCGCCCACCTCAGAGAAATCGCCAACCAGTTTTTGCGCATCCATGAATTGCTTTTCCACCATGCCAGCTCGGTCGATAGCTTCACTGACCATTTCTTCGCTCTGTACCGGGGTCATCATCACGCACCTCTCTTGTCGTATTTGCCAGCCAGAATCTCACGAGCAGGCATCACCTCAGATACCGCCCGCGCCATATCACCACCAAACTGCGCAGCCGTAGTCTTCAGCCGATGCGCTAGTTTTTCATCCCGCTCTTTCTCCTCGAGCTGTTTCGCTGTGTTGGTTTCCCACCAGTCTTTAGGCATATCTTCCAACGGAATAAGACCGCGACTGCGCACAATACGGTCACGCTCCATACTGTTGTGATAGCGCGCACCAAGACCACGGTCATGGAATCCATTGACTCCCCACTTTCCGGTTTGATCTCCCCAACGACCGGGCGTCTTGGACGGCAACGACATTTGTTTGCGCAGCTCGCCACCGTCACACCGTGGGCAGGGAATCGAACCAGGCGCCTCATCCATGGAAAACAAATCCTCGGCTTGCGCACCGCAGGCGCAGGCGTACTCATAGAGCGGCATGGTTACACCTCTTGTTGGAGCTGCATGGCCAGTTGCTCCGCAGCGGTGAGATTCGTTGGAGTAGGCGCCACGGACTGAGGCGCAGACCGAATCGAACCCTCACCCGCTGGCAGATCCGGTGCATCGAAATCCCCCGGCAAATCAAACTCTCTCACGATATACCTGCGCACCGCATCGAGAGGGACGCCAACGGCTTGCAGCGCAGGAAGCAGAGCCAGCACCTGTTGCCTCTTAAGACTGGAAGAAAGAGGCGTGGAAGCCTGGTCGAGCGCAGCATATCTAAAGCGCCCGTCAAGATCCGCAGGCTGTACCACACGGGGAGAATCCCCCACAGCTACCACCGCCCGCTCACCTTCCTCGGCCAGCAGATGCACCATGCGCACGTAGATGGACGCCACCATTTCCAACGCCTCATCCCGCTCCCTCGCAAGTTTACCGATCTCACTAGCAGAATACTGGGCCAGCGCGGTGACCTCGGTCGCGGTTGCCTTGGTTGCCTCACCTTTAACAAACGGAGCCAAGAGCGATGCGCGCTGAAGATCCCCGTCAATCTGCGCTAGGTATCTGTCATAATCTACAGACAGAGAAGGTTTTGGCACAGCTTGAAGCAGAGCGCCGAGCGGATCGGTGCTCTCGGTCTCAGCTATTGCGCCATCAATCCCCGACGTCAGCTTGGCCATTTCCTCGGCATTAAATGCATCCTTTCGAACCAGGAACTGTCGACTATCCCTGCGCACCGCGTTGGCCATGAACGACCGAAACACGTTCTTTTCCACGAACTGGTCATAGACACGGGACAACGTTGAATAACCTTCCAACGGTCTATCGGGTTTGGTTGCATAGTAGAGCGGTGCAATGGTTGGCATCGGGCGCCCGTCATAGTCCACCAACGGAATCTCAATCCTTTTCAACAGCTTCTCACCCTCGGCCAAATCTGGCGACCAGGCCAGGAATCGGTTGTTTTCCAAATCCCACAGCTCAACCACGTTCACATATAGATGCGAGGATGGAACCTCGGCACCCACACGAGGCGCCTGGCCAGATGGAGAACCGCCCGCCGGATTGAAGTAAAACGACTTGGCCACGGGTTTAAAATCCCGTGCGCCATACAGGCGCCGCGCCTCACTAATCGGCAGGTAATAGGTGTGGCCTATGTAGCGAGCATCAGACCAGCGCTCGGCGTCTAGATCCACGATGCATTCCCAGGGAGGGACTGCGCGAAGAGCCACCCTGTTAATCAAATCGTCGCTTTCCTGCGCAGCCAGCTTTAGACCAGCCCAGGGATAAATGAGAGCCAGACGGGTCGCCCGTTCCAGCTCGGTGCGTTGACGGTGCAACCAGGCATTGACCACCGCAGACGTAATCTGCGCATCACCCGTGGCCGAGCTGTCATGGCCAACCACCATCGCAGGCGCACGGGTAAACAGCGCCGCCACATACGCCTCCACATAGGAGTAAGCATCCGAGGTCTCAACCCGAATAGAATGCTCACCAAATAGATCCCCTTTGTGGAGGCGCCAAAACTCGCAATCATACAGCGCACGCAGGCGCCGCATCAATCCACGGTCTCGATCCCAGCGCTGATTATGTTCCGCCAAGGCCGCACGAATCAACGCGATATCGTCAGACACTGTCATGATGGTTTCCCCTTAGCTGTACCGACGAAGGCCAACGCCAGCTCGGCTCTTGAGCCTATCGGCCCTGGTTTTGAGAATCAGTCTATCAACCTCATTGCGCCGCCGTACAGACAAACCACGGGAGGCGAGCACAGCCAACGCCAGAGATACCGCGCCGTCGCAGTGACCCGCCGAGGTACGTGGCAGCACCACCCGGCCAACTTCATCCACGGCCACCATGCGCAGGTCGGTGAGTGTAGCCGAATCCACCTCCACAATCGCCCCGGTCTCGATAGCCTGGCGAAGACCAGACCAAAGAAGCGCACGGCTACGCGTGGACGTGACGGGTGGTTTTCCATCTTCTGTAAACAGGCGCACTCCAGCGCCTGTATATCCAGACCGTATCGCCTCAAAATACCCGTGGCCGTGGTTGTTGTACTCGATAGCCAGCCGCGCGCCATACCGCAGCACCGTATCGGACACCATCGCCAACGCCTCGTCAAAGGTGTGGACGTTGCTGCGCCACGTGGCCACCACCCGACCCGCCGTCACATCCAACACCGTCAACGAGCTGTCATCCAGACCGACACCGCCAGACGGGTCGAACCCGGCCACATATACATGGCCAGGCTGCGCATCCACCAACAGACACCGACCCGAAGAGGCGCCCTCATGCACCGCCAGCAGACCCAACACCGCGTCGCTGAAATAGGCGCCCGCCGCTTGCGAGTAGGCATCCGACACCGTCAACGGATATTCCCGACGAAACAGCACATCCCCGATCTTGGACACCTTGGCCAGCCTCCACAACATTTGGCCACGTGTCAGATTGTTGGAGACCCGGTATTGTTCATCGTCATCCGATAGCGCCTGGCCATCGTCAGGACAGCTGTACTCAGGCACATCCCGCCACGGGAAGAAGAGCACCCGCCAAGATGCCTCCCCCCGCTCGGTCTTTTGGATCGCCATATGGAGCGCATCGCCCCAATGGTTCGCCGTAGACTCAGCCACGACCTGGCCACCAGGCGCCAGAGATCCCTCGGTTGTTGCCAGCAGCTCGGCGCCGTTTGGAGCAAACGCAAACTCAGATAGCCAGATGCCTTGCGCAGTAAACGACCGGGTACCCCCATCATCCTGCGCACCCATCGCCAGCACCTCGGCGCCGCTGTCTTCCAACTCCATCGCCGTGGAGCTGGACACAGATAGCGGCCTGCGCAGCTCCACCGGGAGCGCGTCATAAAAGCCGCGCACCATGCGCAGCAGATGTTTGCTGGACTTTTGTTTGTAGCTGAGAATGACCAGGGTGACAGGGTCGGGCGACGTAAACCAGACCCAAAAGAACCAATAGGCCACCAATGTGGAGGCGCCGATTTGTCGGGGCTTTAGAACCAACACATCTTCCCCGGACTCCAACGCCTCGAGCAAAACTGTTTGCTGCGCATTGAGATTGAACGGCACCATGCGCCCGGTCTTGCTGCGCACCTGGAGTCTTGGAGCCAGGCGCCGCACAGGTAGCCAGCGCCGCCAACTCACAGATCCCCCAGCAACCGCAGCACCGACGCAGGCGGAGACCCAGGCTGCGCAGGCTGCGCACCCCCCGCATCCGCCGCGCCTTCTTTGTGGTGGTACTGCAACCGCGCCCGTTCCAGCTTGCCCAGCTCCACAACCAGATCCAAAACCCAATCAGGAATAGCGCCCGCTTCCAATGGAGCTTCAGCCGCCAAGATTAAACTATATGTCAACGCCTCATAATCGCGAGCCTTTACAGCGCTCTTGACTTGTGGCCAGCACTTCCGTTCGCTCATCGGTCTTTCCTGTCTTGTGTAGTGTCTTGGACATTATATCGGAAACACCGACAAAAGCCGAGACCGCAAGACAGTAAGACAGCAGGTTTCCAAACCTGCGCAGGTTGGCGGGAAACAAACCATCATCAAACCTCTTTTGTCTTTCTTTCTTTCTGTCTTACTGTCTTAAGAAAGAAATAATAAGGGAACAAAGACAACAATAGCAAGACAGATGGCAAGACAGATAGCAAGACAGAAGACAGGTAAAAACGTCCCCCACTCCAAAACCGTTCCTGTTATACTGGCCAGGCACACAGAAGGAGGACAGCAGATCATGCCCAGATACAAACAACTGGCCATCGCACCAGAGCTGCACCAAGAGATAGCAGAGCGAGCACGAATAGCAGAGCAACCAGCCGGGGCATTTGTTGCGCAGCTATTGCGCCAAATCTTCGACGCCACATCCCCCGCCGATGCCTCACCACTACCCCCAGAAACGCCGCCGCTCATGCCCTGCGCAGACCTGGCCGCTTTGCTTGGATGCACCACCAGCGCCATCCGCAAGGGATGGAGAGGCGAAGAGCGTTGGACGATCCACGTGCCTGGAAGAGTAGGCAGACGCCCCACGCTATACCCCACGCGCCCGCTACCCATCACCGTGGAAGATGCGCAAGACGCCGCCGTGAGAGTATGTAAAGCGCTCGGCACAGATCCAAAGACCGCAGCCATTGAGGCGCCAGACGGGACACAATACCCTGCGCAGAAACAAGACGAGGCGCCGCCCCTGTTCATATAAAAGACGGGCGCCGCCCACCTCAGACAGCGCCCGCCCCACACTCACAAGAAGGAACCAAGAAGGAACCACCATGGACAATAACACGATCCTAATTCTAGATGCACTGTATCCCCAACGGGACGACCTGGCCCAGATCCCTTGGAGCCGTGGCACCGACCAATACACGAGCACCGGACTGTTTAAAGAGGGAAACCCGCGCACCGTGGAAGCCTGCGCAGAGGTCGTCTCTTTGCTGTTTGATGCCGATGCTGTGACCCTGTATCGGAGCGACCGACACGCCGCCGGGTTGCCTGCGTTTGAGAAGGTAGCCGACTACAAAGCCGCGATGTACGCACTACCAAAGCACGACCGCCGGGATTTGTTTGAGCGCCTGGACACGCTCGTATCCAAGGCGCTGGCCACCGTGCTTGGCCACCCCACCGCCAAGGTCTTCTCTGGTTGGGGCTTCCATTACTACTTCTGTTTGCATCCAGATGTAGCCACACAGAAGGCCAGGCTATCCGCCGTGCACCAGAAAATACAAACCGAAGTCGGACGCGTGGTAGCCGAGCGCAGCGGACGGGACGACCTGGCCAAGATCCTTGATCCCACCCACGATGTTGGCGCACGGGTAGCTAGGCGCGTAGGCAGCTACAACCACCGAGCACCAGGCGCCCCGCGCCAGTGCCGCATATTGAGCGGAGACCACACCCGACGGATCACCGCCGAAGAGCTGGAGCACATAGAGCGCAGCCTGGCCACACCCATGCGCAGCCCAAAGAAGACAGCGCCGCCGCCATCCACCTCCACCAGCTCCGCACCAAACACCATCGATTGGACAGCGCACCACGAAGATGGACAGACCTGGAAGGCGATAGCCGACCAGCTATCGGATGGAGCTGTTTATAAGGTGGTGTGTCCGTTCGGCGGCACATCCAAGGGGAGCGGGTTCATCAAACGCACGAGCGACGGGCGCACGTTCTACCGCAGCCACCCGCTCGGCAAAACGTTTTGGATGGAGCAGACCCAAGGACGGGCAGAGCTGAAACAGAAGCGCGGACAGGATGGAGAACCGACCGGGCCAGCAAATACAATCTCCAACGTCTACCGTCTACTGCAACAAGACGACGGAATCTCTTTATGGTTCGACAGCTTCAGACAGCGCCACATGTTCGGCGAAGACGTGTTGGACATACCACGGGCGCAGACCGCAATTCGCCGCCATGCGCAGGACGTGTATGGATGGACTATGAGAGTAAGCCGGGAAGATGTGGCCGTGGCTATGGTAGACGTAGCCGAGGAAAACCCCAGCAACCCGCTCGAGGCCCGCGCCCGCGCCACCACATGGGATGGAACGGAGCGCCTGGCCACATGGATTCCGGCCACGTTCGGCGTGGAATCGACCGCCCTGTATCGAGCCATCGGGCGCCGATGGTTTGTATCCATCGCCGCCCGCATATGTCGCCCAGGCTGCAAAGTAGATACCATGTTGATTCTTCAGGGGAGACAGGGGACATACAAAAGCGAGACGTTCAAGACCATAGCTGCGCACCTTGGCGCCGACTTGGTGTTGGATACCCGATTGGATTGGAGCAACACCACGAAGTCCCGCCACCTTCTATCGGGCCGCCTGTTCTACGAAGACGCCGAACTAATGTCCATGCAGCGGGCGAGCGGGGACGAGCTGAAAAACCTACTCTCGAGCCGAACCGACAGCTACATTCCACCGTTTGGCCGCACCGAGGTTAGCCGCCCGCGTACCGCGCTCATCGTTGGCACCACCAACAACAGAGAGATCCTCACCGACCAGACAGGCGCCCGACGGTTTTGGATTGTAGACGCCGAGCGCAGCCCATACCAAAAGGCCGACCTGGCCTGGTTGCGCCAGAACATTGCGCAGCTCTTCGCAGAGGCCATGCACCTGTTTGACAACGGGGAGCAATGGTGGCTCACCCCCTACGAGCAAGACGAAGCCGACCGCGAAAACGAATCGAGGACAGAAACCGACCCGTTGCTAGAAGCCGCCCGCCAGGTCTTCCACTATTCTAGTGGGGGCATTGACTGCGGTTTTACCGCTAGCGCATTCATCGAAGCCATCGGCGTGAGACAAGACACCGTGCGAGACAAGCGACTAACGGCCAAAGCGGTGTCTTCTATCCTGCAAAGCGCAGGGTTTGAACGTGGCCGTACCTACCAACATGGCCAGCAGGTCCGGGTTTACTACCGACCAGACATAGTGGATACCGACGGTCTCACAGGTCTCCACTCACTCACCACACCCACACACATAAGGAGCGCATGTGCATAGCCTATACCTCAGACACCAAGAGCAAATCGTGTACAGAAAGAAGGCATACCCCACCATAAACACCTTGGCCGACGGGATCATGGCCATACGAGCACGGGCGCCGCTTGGCCGCGACCAGCTCACCACGGCACACCTAAACCCAGACGACGCCATGAGCTTGCTAGCTGATTCCATGGCCGTGGATAGCCTGCTACTCAGAGCAAACGAAACCGTTTGGTTGTTAGGTGCGCAGCTCCACACCGATTCCAGCATCCCCACCGGGACGTTTGAAATCCGCGCACACCTCATCACAAAGGAGAACCCATGCCTACCATGAACCTCTTCCCCCTTGTCCGAATCTATTTGGACGGGCTTGGATACGCCGCACGAAACAAAGCAGCGATGGAGCCGCGCACCATACGAGAAAGCAACAAGGCGCACGACCGAGCAAAGGTGCTCGCAGCTCTGCTCAGTGCGCTGGAGATCCACCCGACCACACAGTGGGGAGCTGCGCACTGGTTCGACCGCCGCCATTTGGAGCGCCTGTATATTGACCTCGGCAAGCGCCGGGGCATCATCGAGGCGCACGGCATCCGAGCACCCAGCACACGGGAACAAACGTTGGACTGGATTGGCCAGATGTTGGCCACCATGAACTTAGAGCTGGAGACCAGCACCGATCCCGACCGTGGCCAGGTGTGGCGCGTATCGCCCACATCAATGGCCAGCGCCTTGGACGATAGCGCAGACGAATACCAGCGCACCAGACCAGCCGACGGCTACACGCCGAACCCCAGCGAAATCGCGTTTTTCTCGTTGGGCATTGTAGCCAGGCCGCATCTATAAAAGTATTTGTTCAAAACTGGTTGCGTTATATGTGAGCGCCGGGTATCTTGTTTGTGTGTGGTTCACTTCCCCACACTCACGAGGTACCAGATGGACGACATGAGTTTCATCGAAGAGATTGAAGACTTCTCCAACAGCCCCGAAGCAATCGAAGCGATGTTGTTGGACATGGCCAAAGAGCACGACGGCGAATGAACACCTCACCCCCATGCTGCGCAGCATGGGGGTTTTCTCACAAGGAGCAAAGACAATGACCAAGCAACTCACAGCCCCCGCCCACATGGAAGGCCTGACCATCGCAGAATCCATCTACTGGATTTGGCGCGATGACTACGCCCAAGATGGCGTCTGCATTGAATGGATGTGCCTGGCCAGCGCGGTGCGCACCGACTTTGATTCGTGGGACGTCCCCACCTACGTCTTTAAGGACGGGTCATCCATCAGCACCGAAGGCCGTTTGATCTACGTAGGCGAGCCAATCGACCCGACCGTATAGCCACAGGGTTTTCCACAGCTATGCACAAGCCCCGGCACACGCCGGGGCGTTTTACTTTTGCAGGAGCTGGCGAACGATGGACAGACTTTCCAGGATAGCGGTGTGCTCCGCCGCGTGACGCTCCGCCATATCGTCAATCTGTTTTAGGTGTCGGTTTACTGCGCCCTCAATCAGAGGGACAATCTTTGTAGCCACCAGCTTATAAATGCCAGCACCGACCAGCAGACAAACCAGGAGACCAGCACCAGGCCCAGCCAGGTAAGGCGCCACCGACTCGATTGACATCACACCCCCCTATACATGCGCAGCGCATCGAGAAGCACACGAGCCATCGGGCGACTATAAGCCACCGTGGGACTCGTAGAACTAGCCGGGTCATAAGCCGCCAGCAGCTCGGCCACCACATCCGCCGGAATGATTACAGGGATAACCACACCGGACACATCGATGAACTGGCCATGTTCATCCACGGTTTGGACGGTCGCATCTTGAATCTGTGTTGTGTCTGCTATTGCGTAAGCCATTAGATTTTCACCGTCAGAGCTTTGTATTTGATGCTGAACTTCTGTTCATCGCCCGCGCTCACAGTGCTCGCCGTGGTATTCAAATTGCCGACGCCGATCATCAACCGGAGCGGTAGCGAGGTAGAGCCGTAGAGGTTTGCATTGCGCGAGACATTGCCCGACGCCACGTTGAGCGCGTCGTATCCCTGGCCACACACCGCGCCAACGCCGCCGCCGCCACGGTGCGCAACAATCACCGCATAGCTTTTGTTGTTGACCTGTGTCGCCGTGCTGATTGTCCAGGCGCCGTAAAGATTGTTGGAGCCAACGTATTTCCCAGCAAACCCGCCCGCTGCGCTCATGCTATTGGCCGGGTCTAGGTTTGGCCACGGTGCGTGCGCAGCAACAATCGCCTGATCGAAGTTATCCACGGTGCCATCGATTTCCATGCGAAAGGCGATTACAGCCAGATCCCCCGTGGTTACCGTGGTTCCATCAATCACGAGATCTTTGTACCACCGAGGCGCCACATGGTCAGCCCCCGCCGTCCAAGAGTAATCGCTACCATTGGCAGCAGCTCCCCACCGAACCCTCATAAATCCGCCGCCGACGTTGGTCACGGTGTCGAGCTTTAGGCCGCTATCTTGGAGCGTCCAAGATCCATCGGTCAAATCTACATCGGTCCATGGAAGATTATACAGGCTTGCGCCGCCGCCGCCGCCGCCGCTTTTGGGGGGGGGAATGACTACGGTCATTGTCCAGACTCCGCAAAGGTGCGAGCTGTCAGCACCACCACCACATCACCGACCAACGTACCGTCACCCTTGACAGCCAGCAGAGGCGCCCAGGACTCAGAGCCAACGCGGAGAGGTTGCAACCAGGCCGCAGCATCACCGACAACGGATTGAATATTTGTACTTGTGGCCACGGTATCGGACGCGGTGAGCGCCACCCCGGTCTCTGAATAAGCAACCAGGTCATCCGGCACCGCAGCCACGACAGCAGACGAGGCGCCCGCTGGAGTATCGCCAGTGATTAGTTTGATATCGATATTCCCATTGACCACGCCGCCGCCCGTCTTCAGCCGATACCGACCCTGCAACAGCGCACCGGATACGCCAAGGCCACTTGCCCGCAAGCAATGCCAATCGGTGTTCGCAGCGATGGTAAATGTGTGT